GTGTCAAAGATATCACGGATGAAATGCCCACTTGGGGCCGGGACATCCTGAAACAACTGAGACACCAGCCTGTCATAGCTGAACGCCTTAACGGCATCCAGCGCGTTGATAGTATCTGTACTCGTCCCTCCGCGCTGCAAGAAATACGAGGGGATCATGTTCTTGGCGGGATACCTGTTAGCCGGATCGTCTGAGATAAACTGGCTAATCATGGCGCTGCGCCAGCCCTTGTTCTTAAGGTTGTACTCGTGAGATGTTACGTCTGCGTACTCTGACGTTGGCTGCGCGTAATTATCAAGCCCGTCTTCGATCCCCTCAAAATCTCTCTCAAGCATCCGTATGTCGTGTTCAACAAACTCTTCTGCATCCTTATCCCATTCAACATAGAATGGTTTAATATGCTCTCCTACAACAAACAGGTGTCCGCGACCATAGTCCGTATTGATTGGACTCGTCTCGACATCCTCTGTCGTAGCATCAGAACCCTCCACACGATGCGAGTCTAGTTCAATTATGGCGGCAGGCTCGCCATCCTGCGAGATAACTTCCGTATCCCAATACAACTGAAGCCGTGCGCCTACCTGTAGTACAAGCATGTTCAACGTGGGATCACCGGCTACGTTACGCCAGTGATGCGCCCGTACGATACCCTCGTTAGGCACCGCACCGCTGCTTGCATCCACCGAGATTACGGTTGAAACGGTTGGGAAAGAGGTAACATCTGCCCACGTATACGTATTAAGAAAGACACTACCCGTCTACCGTCTTATAGGTGACTCCATCAATCTCAACCTCAGAGAAAGGCACGGTGTCCTTTGTGCTTGTCGTTGTGAAGGATAGAACTAGATCCTCAGCAGCCGGATCATAAGTGAAGAGATAGTCCCTACTATCGTACGTAATGGTGAATCCTCTAGTATCCAGTCCGAGGTCTTGCACCTCCACGCTGCTATTCTCATAGATTACTTCCGTCTGTGCGATTACCTCGCCACCCTCCTCAAGTGACAAACCAAGCCGTCTCTGCCTAGATCCATCTAGGTTGAGTACAAAATTCTCCTCATCCGAGGAGAAGTTTTCTGGAAAGTTTACAGGAGAAGCGTCAGTGTTCAGTCCACCAACGAACGTGAAGTAACTCTTCTCCTGCGGGACTTGATTACTCCCCTGTCGTCTCAGGCTGACCATTTTCTACCTTCTGTTTGTATTCCTTGCGTGCATTCTTAATAGCAGCTTGGTCAGACATATTCCATATCTTGGTCAGATAGCGTTGAAGATCTGCCGTAGCAAGATCTGGCTTTGTCCATGCGCCCCGCAGTTCTTGCGGAAGCTCCCCGTTCTTGTTGTCCGCGTACTTGATGTGGTAAAGTGCCCTATCAGGCATCAGGTATACACCGTACTGGCGTCCAGTAGGAGCAATGTTCTTTGGTAGTGCTGTTTCACGGGTCAGGATATCAAGGTCTGCGTCTGCCATAGTCTACTCCTTTATGGGTCATGTCTTCTCGCCACTTGTTGCGCTGCGCTCTGACGCGCATGCGACTTGCTGACTGTTCCACTTTTGGTAACACGCTCTGTCTCCAGAGGTTCATGCACCTAGACATGGACTCATTGTACAAAAGCTGGAACAGGTTCTCCGGGAGGTCCGGTGTGAAATCATCGTCAAGTGACGTAAACGACGGTCTCAGGTTCCCGAAGCATAGAGTCTTTGCAGCATGCAACGTGTCGTCCACGTTGATATCGTACGAGTCAAAGACGATGTACTCATCGTCAAAGGATGTCCACCACGTAGGAGCGCAGTTCTTATAGATCGTCAGGTCGATATTATTAGTATACGGGACTTGGATGTAGTTATCCGTGTCCGTATCATCGCGTGCCGCGCACATTTCGACGAACTCCATAGGCGTCTTGTAGTCTACGTGCTGATAGCTTCTGGAATCAGAAGCACTCAACCTCTTGTCGTACTTGATCCAGAGGATTTTGGATACGTCCTCTGGTAGCCGCATGTGTGTGGGTTTAGTAAGATCAGCCAATCCCTCCAAAGCAAACAAGTCTTGCGTATGGGCAAGATCGTGTTCATCTACGATGTCGTAGTAAGTGTCCTCGATCAGCCGCGCAACTTGCATTGCCTCTTCGCTATCGCTGATGCTATTCACGAGATCACTGTCCATAGCAGACAGGATACCTTGAGTCATGTTGAGCAGCGTTCTCTTAGCCATTACTTCTTACTCCATCTCCCGAGGCATGCACCTACTAGGCCACCTAGGACAAACCACTGGATAGCGTGCATGATTGCGGAGAAAAACATTTCTGATGTCATGTTACTTCTTCCAGTCTCGCTTATTGACACGCTGTGCCGTGAGGTTGTCGCCGTACCGCACACGCCGCATCCTGTTGTGTTTACGCTCTGCCTCATTGGCCCGTTTCGCAGCACCCGCGTCCTTTACAGCAATAGCGAGGGCTTGCATCTTTTCTCCGAAGTTGCCCTTTTGCAAACGGTTGACAGTCACCGCTTTGTTACGGGCATCCTTCTTCATCTGCTTGACCTTCCTGCCTTCCGCCATGTGCTTCTGGTTGACGTAGCCACCACGAGCAGAACCGGGCTGTTTTGTCTTTGGCATGTTACTTCTTCCTCTTTTTGGCTTTCTTTAGCGAAGCCGTGCATATCGCATAAGCCGAGGATTTGCCCTTCCCCTGCTTGCGGACTTTCTTAACACACCTTTCCAGCTTTGCTGGCATAGGATTACGACTTGATTAGGCCGTGATTACGAAGGACAAGCAGGATTGCATTGATCTTCGCAGCCAGCGAAGCAAGGTCATCCTTCACACTGGCAGTCGTATCATCAATGGTGTCACCCGCCGAGCCGCCTGTGCTGTCCGTGATACTAGTAATAGCAGCCTGCGCCGCGCCAATCAGGGGATCGCCGTCAGCATCCGCCAACAGGCAATTGTATTTGTCGATAGCCATTTAGATTCTCCTTAAAGTGGGGGAGGAGCCGAAGCCCCTCCCCCGTTCGCCTTAGTTAGCAACCGCACTTGCAGCCGGGGCGAGGTACTTCACGGTAAGGATGACCTTACCGCTCTGGAACACCGCCGTCTCGTACGAGGGCGCGACAATAACGTCGGAGTTAGCAGTCGCTCCAACGCTTACCACGCCTGCCGCTGCGGTGTTACCCGGAGCAGCGACGAGAGCACCGTCACAAATGTGCACTTCACCAACGGTATCCAGTTCACCAACAGTGGCGTCGGCAACGATACCATCGGCATCGTCAACAACGTCATTGGTGCCCCACAAGCCTAGATCAAGCGTACCACCACCGCTGGAAGCGGCAGCAGTAACCACGTTGAGATAGGCAGCCGTGATGATTGAGCCACGAGGAATGACAGCCTCGTAGCCCGTGCGGTTAGCCGCAGCAAACGTGTCTGACAGATCTGCAAGATCAATCTCACACGTCACCGTGCGCTCTGCGGAACGACCCGCATGCACGCCCGGAGACTGATCGTCGTCAGAACGAGTGCCGAAGCCAACCTTGAGGCCATCAGAGTTAGTCCACACAGTTTCCCTAGCCATAGTTCTAGCCTCCTAGCCTTAGACCTGATCCGTGTCGGTCAGAACCACAACAAGGTTCTCAGGGCGATAAACCTTGAGACCATAGCGACAAGTCGTTACATACTCCTCGCGCTGGAAGTCCTTGTTGTACTCCGAGTCAACTTCAGGCATCTGTCGCCACGCGCCGAGGAACGGCATGATGTCAGGCGAAGAGGCCGAGAAGAAGACGTTGGCGACACCAGCGGCGGTGGTCACACCGTCGATAGTCTCGTTCTGATCCTTCGGCAGATAGTTAGAGGTATACACGTCAAAGCCGTAGATGTTCTTGACGAACCGACGGCCCGAAGCGATACCAGACGTGATGATGCCTTCCCACATCGGGTTGTTGGACACGTTGGTCAGGTTCGTGATCGTGTTGATCGCGTACTCAACCGACGGGTCAACGATAGCGACGAGGTTGACATCCGGCACATTAGCCTTCTTCAGCGCAAAGAGAGCCTTTGCGAAGTCGGCAACAGCAATGGTCTCATTCGTGCCCTGACCGACCCAGCGGTGCTCGGCACCGTTGATGTCGTTATCGTCAGAAGCAGTCTGACCACCACTCGCACCACCAGCAGACAGTGCGAGAATGTCCGTCTCCAGCTTCTCCATGATGGCACGCGCCTGCTTCGGGACGAAGCTCGACACGAGTTCATTCATGTAGTACATATCCTGCATCGCCTTCTTGGTGATGTAGGTTGCGCTGGACACGTAGTGCCCAATCGTGAACGTGAAGTTGCCAGTATCCAGAGCGTCATAGACGACGGGCGTGTCCTCAGCATAGTTGCGAACAGGCAGATCACCGAGCGACGGAATGTTGAACGTGTCACCATCCGGGAACTCAGTCAGCCAACGCACCCAAGCTTGAGCAGCAAGCTCGTCTTCCAGAACGTCCTTCAACATGGAACTCCAGACATTTGACCTATGCAGATGGGCAGAGGTCAGGTCAGTAGTCATAGCCATAGTTGAAAAACTCCTTGGTTAACTTGTTAGTCAGCGTCCCACGCAGAACCAAGCGCCATCATGTCTTTGTGCATCTGTACCTGAATCCGGGAATCTGTTACAAAAGCCTTGATCCCCATCTCCTTCTTGAGCTTGTCGTAATACGCCCTGTTACGGATATTATCACGATTCATCTCAATTACAGCTTCACTGTTGACACTAGACTTTGGCCCTCTAGGAACATTAGTAGTATTTTCTCCGACAAGGTTCCAGAAAGCAGCAGGGCTACGACGTGCGGTCTCTCGTAGCATGCCGATGTCCAGTCCAAGTTCAGCGGCCTTGGACTTAAGATAGTCCTCAGTCTTTTCCTTGTACTTTTCCTCGACACGGGAAAGAGCTTTCCTTTCGTTCTCCTCTTCCCTTTCACGCTGCCTCATCACCTTGTACAACTCTTCTACATCCTTAGCGGTGAGGCTATCCGGTTGGTTACGGGCCTCTCCAGAAGGGGTCGCTTCTGTATGCTCACGCTGGATGGTGCTTTTGCTGATCTTGTCCAGAAGTTCTTGCATCACCTTTGTACTCCTCTGACGATCCTCTTCATTGTTGATTAGGGCACGAAGCGCCTTGTTCTCGTCTTGAAGTTTATTGATAAATGCATCGGATTCCAACTTGCCCTTAGCAAGATCTGTCACCGATTTAAACTTCCGGCCTTCTCCGACGAGGGAAGTAAGGATGTCGTCCTCCCCCTCGCCCATCTCTTCATTACGGGTCACTTCTTCACTCATGGGTCGTTACACTCCTTAGCAATTGAAGGAGCCGGTCTAGCTCCTCTAGCCTACCATTACGGTGCGCCTGCCAATAGGCCCACGCACTGTTATTGTAGTCTGGTTCACGAGCCACGCTCAGTTCTGCCTTGCGTGCCTCGGTCAGTTCTTGTAGGACTTCCAGTGTATCAGAAGCCCCCAAGACAACACTCTTGCGCTTACGACGGTCCTCGTCGTTCTTGCAGTTTCTATACCACTCAACGGATAGCGCCATTAGGGCATCCCCGTCTCTGGTTCAACTGGAGTCATAGCTTCTACCTGAACGTCTTCCTCTGCGGAGTTGATAAGCCGCGTGGTTTCGGCCTGCTCCTCAATGGCAACATTCTCCTGATAGACTCCGTAGTTCTCCAGTCCAAGATTCTCTACAACCAACTTCGCAATCTGCTTGCCCGATAGATGGACGCCCACCTTCGGATCTTGATACAGTGCCGAGTTGGCAAGACTCGTGAGGTTCTGGATCAGCAGGGCTTGCGCGGCAAAGTGTCGCGCTCCCATCGGGACAATCGTTCCCTTAGCTGCCAAGTCCTCTCTCGTCACACTCATAAACTCCTGAACGCCGAGATCCGGGTCAAGTGACCGCACGGTATCTGCCACGTCCAAGTTACGGCGCGCAATCTCAAGCATGTTATTCAGCAACGGCTCGATAAAGTTCTCTTCAAAATACTTGATCTTGCTTTGGAAGATGCGGCCTGCGGCATTCTCAAGCGTCTGTACCTCGTAGGCGGTCTTCTCACCCGGAGTACGGATGCCCATTGCCTGCTTAGGCGCACCCGCCATCTCTTCCATTTCCTGTTCCAGCATGGCGATCTGCATGTCCGCATTAAGTGCCGTGGTATCCGGCACAAGCATCTCTACATCACCCTCTTCGCCACACAGGATTCGCTCACCCGGCCTCCAGTCAAAGTCTTCGACGTAACCCTTGACCTTGAGGACCGGATACGCGATCTGGTCAAACACGTCAGCCTTCAGATTCTCAAGATGGTCAATCCGGTACTGCATGCCGACTAGGTTATCCAGCGGTCCCATCGCCCATACGTTATCAGGACGCAACCGCCAGCCAGAATGTTCCTTGAGGGACCGGCCAAACCAGTTATTCAGCGGCTTGCTGTAGACAATGTACGACCTGTCCAGCACCACAATGTGGTAGTTCTCCAGCAACTCATTATTAGTAACATCGTACAAGTCGCCTTCAAACTGGATCATCTCTACGTAGTTAGAGTTGTAATACTCCGCCAGAGTTCCAAACCCATCGGCTACAAAAGCCTCAGACTTGCGCACATCCCCCGGCTTAAACGACTTGTAGTGATCCCTCACAGACTTGAGCTTTTCAAATGCCGGTGTAAGCCCCTCTTCCCATTCCGGCATAGTGTTAATCATCTTCTGGATATCGCCCATCGTCAGGAGCATCCGTTCAATCTTCGGAGATTCCCTGAAACTGGATGCAGACGGATCGAACACGATATCAAGAGGAGAGATACGCCGGATGATAGGCCCGACGTAGTTCTGCACAGTCGTCCCATCCTTCAGCTTATGGGACTCGTTGACGTACTCCACATCAGCAAAGCAATTGCCGTAGTCGATGAAGTCATATACAAGCTTGGACACCTCCTGCTTGAACTTGGAGATGTTCAACTTGTTCTTCATGTACGTCGTAATCGTCTTCGCCTTCTGAGCCGTCGCGGCCTGCTGATCTCCCGGAATCCACTTGAACCAGTTGTCATTCGGGAACAACGCAGCCATGTAGTTAGCATGCAAGTTGTCCCTGATCTGGCAAATCTTTGGACGAGTCGTGCTGTTCTTCCACGGAAGACTTGCGTTCGTGGTAGTAGACGTGTCCGTCGCAAAGACGTAACTACGCAACTCAGCCCAATCCTTCTCCTTCTTCTGTCGAGCCTGAACCCACCTGTCATAAAGCTCGCAGACCTGAAGCGCAAGCTGGTCCGGGTTGATGTAGTCGTTTAGATTGAGAACTCTTTTAGGCATACTCCACCTTTACCTGAAAGCTACGCCGCCAAACCGCGAACTGTAGATTACGTTGTTGTCCACTCTACGCATCTTGCCCGCGTGCATGGGCGGGACAGCAATATCAATCACCGATGTCAAGGCATCCTTCACGTCATCATGCGGTGGCTTGCTTTGTACAAGCTCCTCTTCAAGAATCTGACAGCTACCTCCACGGTAGTGCCAGATACTCAGGTTATCGTATCGAGGATGCAGAACGGCGTGCATCCTCTCTTCTTTTGAGCCTTGGTGCCTCGTCGGGTAGAACTCATCTACTGAAAGCGCCAAGCCGTTCGGCTTGATGTACATCTCTTTCAACTCCCGCACCACAGCACTCTGCGCAACTGTCATCTCCGCTCTAAGCTTTCTAAAATCCCACTTAACGTGGAGATCCCGTATATGCTCAAAGCACTCAGAAATCCGCTCAGTCCTAAAACGATCAATGTCAAGCACGTAAATATTCCGATCAGGATCAATGCCAACCACGACAATAGCCGTATAGTCGGCACGATCACGCAAGCTAAAGGCAAAGTCGATAGCCGCATATACATTGAGGGGTTTGCCCATGACATACCACTTGCCTCCATTATGTGATACGTGCGCCTTGTCGTAATACTGGAACTTGCTTGCGTCGATATCGCTATTGCCGTAAGCATTCGGATCGTTGTAATACTGACTATAGAACTGTGTCTTGTCGAGATACTGAGCCTTCTTCTTGGCTAGGATCTTGTCGTCAAAACCAAACCATTTGCCGTCAGAACGCTGCTGGCGCGGCCACAGGAACTCTCCCGTACCGTCACCACGATCCTCTACCTTCCGCTCAAACACCTCATACACTGGCATGGAGTCAATCACAGTCCCCTCACTGTCAAAGACTTCATGTTCCATTTCCATAAGATCGTTATACAGATCCTTCGGATGATAGCGCGTGCCTACGACCCACTCCCGCGAATCGGCGGATTCAATGGAAGCGAGGAGACTATACTGAGTCCTGACTTTATCTCGTCCTTCCTGAGTATATGCATTCTCTTGGACCACAACATCATCAAGCACGGCGATATTACAGTGCAGTCCCGTGAGAGACGTGGTAAGACCTCCCGTAAAAACTGTTGGATCTCTAATTCCCTCAATCTTTCTGATGGGGTGGTCGATACTAATCTCAGAGTTTGTCCACTTCTCTCGCTTGCCTTCGTCTTCATTGATTAGATCCGGCCAGAATAACATGACCCATTTACTAGTAAGAATGTCCTTAATCATCTTCAACTGCTTCTCAGCAAGATTGCTCGTGCTTGAGATATACAGGACGGTGATAGCCGGATTCTTTACAATCTCCCATGCTACCCTGTACGCAATCAATGCACTCTTCATGTGGTCTCGCGGCAGCAACACAAGTTGGTGAGTCTTGGAGTCTCCGCGCGTCCACCAACTAATAAGATCCTCATGTACGTGCCCAAGCACGCGATGCGGCGCAACGAGCTTGATGAACTTCACCAAGTCTCTTTCAGCTTCTTCTCGGATGAGTTCATCCGTTGGCCGCAGTTTCTTTGCCATTAGATAAATCCACACTCCACACTGATTGTCACGTTGGCCGAGTCAAGAGCAGCCGTTGTAGCAGCGTCTCTGAAGTAGAGGATACCAGTAAACAACTGCGAACCCTCACCAACCTGATTCCAGTTCCACTGAGGATCAGTATCACAGCCATACCAAGTATCTAAGTTAGATCCGCTTGCCGGATTGTCACCAACGCCCGATAGCATGACCTCAATATCTGCGGCAGCACCCGCCGTCAACCATGTTCCATACGAAGTCAAACCACCACCATCATCCGTATAGATATCTCCGTCAGAATTAACTTGGAGATATGCTTGAGCCGAATATGGATCGGTGCCATCGTAATCATACACGGTGATAGGACTCGGACAGTCTACTTGAATAGACGTATCCGGCCATACTTGTTTCCATGTCCCGCTTACGTTTGCGTAGATAGTGTTGACAGTCTTCCACACCCCGCTCACGTTTACTGAGGGGGTTGTGATATCCTTCCAGACACCAGCTACTTTGATCCCTGTTGCCATAATTACGCCGTGTACTTGAACCAGATATCGCCAGAAGAACCACCGCTAGGATCAGAAGTCGAGAAAGTAATCTCACCCGACGTATACGAACCCGTGTGCTTCAACACAGCCTTTCCTTCAACACCCAGCTTCCCAGCCGAAAGGCGCGTAAGGGATGTATCTGTGTTCAATCCGAATTCGTATGTATCCACATACGAAGCTGCAAATGCATACGTTCCAGAACCAAGGTTGTACGTTGAGTCTGCGGTTGGAATCAAGCTACGGCAGTTGATAGTACCTGTCATAGTACCACCAGCAAGGCCGAGGATAGCTGCTTCA